TCAAGTATTCAAATGAACCACTAATTTGCTTACTGAAGTCAATGAAGTGGCCAGTATCCTTGCGAACAGATAGGACTGTCTCGCTGCTGGAGTCCCGGTACGTTGGCTTCATTCGGAATTCTCTTCCGTTGTCCTTTATGTTGGAATACCCAACATCTAGGAGTATGTTCTTGAAGTCCATTATATTACGTCGCCATCCCTGTTGCTTTCATCTTCTAAACTATACTGCATTCTCTCTCTCGCTGCAATGTCAGCCGCGCTGCCAGATTCTTCGACATTAAAGTTTCTTACATCAAAGTTAAGAAAATTGTTTTCAAATCTTACGTTACCATTTTCATCAGTTCTCCTTACTAGGTCGTGATGTCCTGCCGCGTCTTTACCTTGGAATCGTGTCTTAAGGGTCACAAGCTTGTGTGTTCCGAACTCTTCTCCGTCGCTGGCAAGTTCGTCAACGGTTTTTCTCCTGAAAATTCCAACAAATGACGCAAACCATTGAAGTCGATCAGACTGTGCGATGGCAGAACTATCATCAACGACAGCACCCCCTCTCCTGTTAAAGTTCTCTCCGCTGCGATTCATTTGCATTGCTGTTATTATGGGACAGTTCAGCTCTTCGGCTAACTTCTTAAGTTTGTCAACCTTGTCTCCTATCGCTTGGTACTCTGCCCAGTTATTTCCAACTCTTTCCCCTGTTAGCTTGATGTAGTCATAGCCTAGAACGAACGGGGTTCCTCTACCGACGTGAGCCATGGCCCACCTGCGTACAAACGAACATAGTTGGTCAATGTTTTTGTTTCCCACTGGGTAGTGGTAAAATTCGCAGTTGCTTATCTTTTTAAAAGCTCCTCTAACTTTGGTCACTAATTCTGAGTTGTTTCTCCACTTTCCTGTTTCAAGGTGCCAGAGGGATACCCCGCTAAGCGCTGATGCTATTCTGTATTTTACGTCTAACGTTTCCATTTCCGTGTCTAATAGGAGGGCTTTTACTTTGCCCCCTTCCGCTATCTTTCTGCATATGTCCATTATGAATGTGGACTTGCCTTGCCCCGGCCTAGCGACAATCGCGTACAGGTTTCCCGGACGTAGCCCTCCGTACATCCTGTTAAATTCTGGGTAGGGCGTGGCAAATCCAGATTCTTCGCAAGGGTTTTCGCCTCTCTCTTCAACTATAGATTCTATATCATTTAAAAGTAATTCTGGCTCTTTTTCAACGAGTTCAATGTCTTTAATTTGGTCGCCATAAAGGGAATCTACTGTACTAATAATTTCATCAATAGGTTTTTCCCCGTTCTCAGTAAGAAACTTTTGGATATCTTTAGCGGTCCGTGAAAGGTTTCTCCTTATCGTTAGCTTGGCGAGCTCTTGTGCGGCCTCCATCAATCCCTTAACATTGATAGATGTAAATGAAATTGATTCTAAATAGTCATAAATATTAACATCATCCTTAAAGGATATACCAATATTTTTAATTTTTTCAGAAAGAACTACCGTGTCAACGCTTTCGTCCTTTATTATAGAGCTTCTTAGTAAGCAGAAGATTGTTTGATGTACTTCATTTACGAAGTCGTGTTCGGAGATGTATCGTTCTATGTCTGCGAATAGCTTGGGGTTCTTGATTAGTCCACCTAGCACGTGTCTTTCTATCTGTATTGAATATATTGATTCCATGTATATTGCTGCCTTCCATTTCGACTCCTCTTTTGCTTGTTTCCGTCTTGTTGTTCCACGCAGTTTTGTCGTTTGTTTGCATGTACTGAGTATACAGGAATTTTTACTGGGGGCAATAAAAAATTTACATTTTTATTTTAAAAGTGGTTTCAATAAACTCCTTTGAGAGGTTTTTGATGTCGCTTTCTTCTAGTTCGATTAGTTTATACTGGTTTTTCTCAAGCCAACATTGCTTTTCGTGGTCTCTTTTTATTGAAGCGAGGTATTTGGCTCTTGAGTTTCCGTGAAAAAACTTATTAAAGGAAGAGTGCTGTGGGCCATTAACTTCTACGGCTATTTTAGTTGTGGCGTTTAGGATGTCTACTTTTAGCCTCGTTCCATACACAGGGAATTCTTCGTAGACTATGTGACCTTTCCAGAAGGGTTTAAGGAAATCTTTTACTCGTTTTTGCAGCTTTGACCTTGACTTTTTGTTCCAATTAATGAGGTACTTGGACACATTTCTGTTTTGCATCCTTCCATGTGTGTTGTACAGCCTCATATTAGTTTGCTGTAGCTATTCTGGAATGTCAGAAACGGTCTGTTGGGGTCGTTTGCTTTCGCCTTGTTTATTGACACGTCTCTCTTGAGTTCTGGCATGTATGATTCTTCTCCTGCTCCCGTGCCAAACTCAGTTTTTTCTCCTATTTCATAGTTTCCTATCGTGTAAAGCAGGGTGTCTGTTTCGACATAGTTCGCCTTGGAGAAAAGCCGTGGCCTAAATTCGAAATCGTCTCCATAGTTTCCGCTAAGGTACTCGTTGGACCCTCCGGTTTTCCAGTAGTCTGCCTTGTCAATTACGTATATGTTTTCATGTACTGGCCACTTAGGGTAACTGGTTATGTTTTTTTCTTTATTGCAGTATGCTATATGAAAAAAGTAAACGTTGCCAGATGTGAAGTGGTAGTCTTGTATCTTTTGAAATTCACTTTCTATCAAAAAGTGATCTATGTCTGACCTGATTACCCAGTCTGTTTTAGCTTCTTTGAAGGCAATGTTGTTTGCTTCTGGCATATTGAACTGTATGTCCACGTCAATTTTGTACAGGTCAATCTTTAATTTGTCTACGTAAAGTTTCGCGATGTCGAACGCTTGCTCTCTTTTTGAGCCATCATCAACTATAAGTAGGTTGATTTTGTCTAGTAGCTCTTTGTTGAACGAGGAGTACAGGTCTAAGTTATATTTTAACGCCTCATGCTGGTTGTAGAACGGAAAGTAAAGCGTTATGTCTTTCATCTTTAGATTGGCTGAGACTAAGCGCCGGTTAGCTACTCCGGTCCTCCTACTGCAGAAGGCGTGCAAGCTCACACCACGCCTAGCCTCAATAAATTGGTGGAGGCGGTGGGAGTCGAACCCACGTCTTTAGAGCCATCTGCTCAGATATACTACAAGCTTAGTCGGTGTTAATACTCGCTTGGCATGTCACCGACAAACGGCCTACGCGAGGTTGTAAGGAATATAATAAATTTATACTGGGCTCCCTTACGTGCTCCAGTTTTTTGCTCGCTGTCGTCGCCCTATCTCTTTAACGAGCATCCGGAGTAGGACGTGGCGGGACTTATGCCGCCAGTTGGAGAGACTCCTCTTCAACATAACCGAACTGAGCGAGAATCTCGTCAGCTTCAGCTACTGAAGGAGCGAACTCCATGTCAACGTTATCGTTGGCATTTATGTTTTTTTGATAGATGTTTTAAGAGGCCAACCATCATCCTCTGCTTGCAATCTGGCGTAAGAATCCAAATCGAATCCAGTACGCCCCCATAAAATATGTTACACCTTGTAATGAAAAAACACAATTTTTAAAACGAGACAAAAGTTGAACCCATGGGTGGACGATATACATAGTTATGCCTTCTTGAGGACATCTCTAAATTTAAAAAATAAAAACTTTCCTATCTCTTTGTTCTCTTCAAAATATTTTCTAAGGTTATCTAGCCCTTGGTGTTGCTTGTCGAGATCAAGGCCTGTTTCTTCTTTAACCTCATTGATTAATTCTTCTGATATAGTAATCCAAGCGCCTTTCCTTGCTGCCATGTCCCATTGGAGCATCATGTCTACCACTTCATACTCAACCCAAATACTCTTGCCGTCTTTACTACCGTACCTGACGGGGTATCTAACTAGTGTTCCTGTCTTTTCGTTAGGAGATTTTTTAAAAACAACCTTACACCAGTGCCCCAATAGGTCACCTTTTCCGTTTGCCTCTGTTGATATGATATCTTTTAAGTGTCTCTCTTGGAATTCTATAATCCAATCACTGTAGTGTAACAGTGCGTTGCCTCCGGAAGCGTTCGTAACTCTTGCGTCTGTTCTTTCGTACGGGTTGATGGAAACCTTGCTCCTTACTTGGGAAACCATGTAGCAAATATGACCTCGCGTAGTAAGTCCGAGAGCCATCTTTCTCAAAAAGTCTGCGCTCAATAGTGCGCCACCAGCGACCTTGTTGGCTTCTTCCGGTGGTTTTTCTAAGTCGTTTTTAGGAACAAGTGAATCCATTGAATCTATGATAAACATATACTTATATTTTTCTGGATTGTTTTTCACTAGCTCGCGCATTAAGCTGATTACTGATTCGTATACGTTGCTTTTATATACGAACCATTTTTCCTTACTTGTGTCTAGCCCTGCTCGTGCGAGCATGTCGTCATGAAGTCTTCCTTCTGATTTTACGTAGACCACCATAGCGTTTTCCATCTTTTGGAAATTTCTAGCAAACGCTAGAGCGCACGAAGTCTTGCCTCCTTCGGTTATACCGGAAGCGCGTATGATTCCGGGGCCTATGCCTCCGCCCATCTCTATGTCGAGTAGAAGGCTTCCGCTAGACACGGTGTAGGTCCTCTCTTCTTCAAAGTTGTAGTGGTCCGCCTTGTTTTGGACAAGGTAGGATTCAATTTGCTCCAAGGGGTTTATTCCTGATTCAGTTTTCTTTTTCCGTGCCATGTTTTATGAAGTCCAATAAATTTAATTTTTTATTCGGGGGTTTTTCAAAAGCAGAACTCTCACCTACTTTCTCGTCCTCTAAAGTATAGCTCTCTTGTTTTAGTTTGTCTGGCTTAAATTTACGAAGTTTCTTGTATTTTTTGTACTCTAACAGGTACAACTCTTTGTTTTCTTTGGTTAAAAAATAAGTTAATGAAAGAACTTTCTCGGCTTCAGTTGTTTTCCAGAAATTTACGTCGGGTATCATCTTAAGCATGAACTTAGCCAGCCTATATTCTTTGGGTCTAAGACAGTTTGCCGGATCTTTTAAGAATCGATGGATCATGGCCTCGTATGTTTTTCTAGTAAACATTCCAAGACCATTATAAGGAATTTTTTATCTAAATCAAGCTATTTTTTGTGCATCGCGTCAAGCTTTTGATCAATGCGATCAAATCTGTCGATCATACGCTCCGAAAACGTATTGAAATCATCTTTGGAGACGAATTTTTCGGGCATTGAAAGCGCTACCTCATGTAGTTTTTCTGACAGCTCTCTGTAATCGTCTCGTCGACCTTGGCGTAAGTCTTCCATCTCATTTTTTAGATCAGAGATGCCTGAGAAGACAACTTTTAACACCCACCCCCCTAGGAAGGTGATAAGCGTGAAGACGACGTTAACAAATAATTGAAATGATACTCCTTCCATGTAGGTAATTACACGGTTATTTAATAAACGCAGTTATAAAAATGATAATATAGCAACTTAAATATGCCAGTGGTCAACGTGATGCTTGTGCAACAAGATTAAACCCCAAGATAGGAGTCCTAGCTTTAGCACGGTCCAAGGACAAAGGCATCCAAAGTGCAATAATACAGCCGAAAGAATCAAAACCATTGATTTCCAGAATGTATGACAGCTTAGATGGCTCATGACCCAATCCTTCAGGTCAAGCATCTTATCCCATAGGCGAAGGTCGCGTAGCTTTGCGCCGCTCGACCACCATTTACGAAGTTTTGATAGTAAGTTCTTCATAGTTGCAATTAATTACACCAAAGGAAAATTAAAGAAAGAAATGATGCCTTAAAATATTTAAAAAATATAATATTATTTTTCACGTTTTAGTTAAATAAGTGTAGCGGGCTAAGGGTTATTAAAGAAATTTTTTATATTTTTATGGGTGTAATTAATTGTATGAAAAAGTTTTGGGCTTGGGTAAACAGGAACGCTACGAGTATTTGTACGGGGTGGATTGTGGCATTGATAATGACTACAGTTATTATTGTTAAAGATATGAGCTTCGCAAGTAAGGAGATTGATCACTTACTAGAAAAAATAGAACTAACCAAAGAAAATAATGAGCTGACTCAGACCTCTATCTCACAGTTTGAAATGATCAATAGCTTGCTAGAGACATCCGCTCGTCAGCAACATCAAGCAGAACGGGCGGTAGAAACCATCGACGAACAGACCGTCATCCTTCAAAAGTTGGTAGACTACCTCAAAAGCATAGGTCATTGGCCGCCCAAGCTGAAGCCAGCTAAGCCTGTCGACCCAGACAAATGGATTTAGAGACGTGAGAATACTAGGTGAAGATAGCTATTGGTGGAAGAACGAAGAGAAGGAATGGGCTGCTCAAGATAAATCTGGAAGCTGGTGGATTTATAAAAAAGATCAAAAACCTGCAATGAAAATCAAAAGAAAATCAAAGGAAGGCTCCAGCCGCATAACAACCGAGCAATATATAATCATTGCTCTAGCTTCTGGACTTGGGGTTAGTATTGCCTTGAATATAATAGCATTAATATCATGAGTTGTTTTTTTCCATCAATATTTAAGAAAAATACTTATAAGAAAGTAAGATTCTTCACTATCTCATCACTCGTACTAGCTGCCATCTTGCTATTTTCAGGATGCAGGGCTGTAAGGGCTGTCGCAAGCGCGCCATTTAAGGCTATAGGATGGGGCGCAAACAAGGTTGGTGAAGTCGTAGGAGGTGAAAAGACCACGGGAGCAATAAAAAACGACTCTCAGGGTATGTCAGGGCCCAATATTGATGGCTCTGAGCACGTTTTGGCTACGAATAGCGGGGTTGAAATAAATTTTGTCCCTCTTATCCTGTGGGGTATAATGTTAGTGGTCTTTGCTTCGATAGTGAGGGCGTTAGTTAATAAATATGTGGCAAGGAATATTACAGAATAAAGTTTTCAGGGTTTGTGTGGTATTAATCGTTATAGTCTTTCCTTTTGCTTCAAAGTATAGATTTGTAAAAACCGTGGGTCCGAGCATGCAACCCACTTTGGAGGACGGAGAGTGGGTTGTTATAGAAAGGAAATCTTCACTAGGGAACGACTGGTTTCCCTCGAGGCTTCACAGCGTGGTCATAGAGGACCAAGGCGAGAATCTAAACAAAAGAATTATCGGATTGCCGGGAGATACTATAGAAATTAAAAAGGGAATTATATATTTAAATGAAAAAAAATTACAAGACCCATTCGGGCAGGGAAAGATCGGGTTCTATTTGGTTGACGACCATAATCAAAATTTAAGATATTGGAGTGGTCCCGAAAAGGGAGAGGTTGTTGTTCAGCTGGTAAGCCAAGGGCAAGAAAGGGTTCCCGAGGGCTACGTGTGGGTTATTGGAGATAACAGGAGAGACTCTTGGTTTGGTCTTCTTCCTATTAGGAATATTGTGGGTAGGATTTTGTATTAAAAAGCCCCCCTTGAGTGAAAGACATTACTCAAGGGGGGTTTGCGCGTGCTATAGTCTACTTTTTGGGAGTAGTTTTCTCTGCGGGAGAAACTTCCCCCTTTACAAGAGGTAGAGTTAAGCTTGCTCCTGAAGTCCCTGCTGATGCCCCTATAACTTGAGATTCGTTAGCTTTAGGACCAAGGGTTACGGTGCTTGTGCACCCCGTTGCGAGCAGCATGACTGCTGCACTTAGTGTTACTAGTGTTTTCATGTTTTTACTAAAAGTCATCTTCTAGGACTCCCGAACTTTGGTAGTCCTTCACTTTTCTTTCGAAAAAGTTAGTCATTGCTCCCGTGTCGACAACTTCAGACAACCAAGGAAACGGGTTGGTGTCGCTATCAAAACGGAAGTCGATACCAATACCTTCGAGCCGTCGATTGCCGATATATTTCATATAGTCAACGAACATCTCAGCATTCAATCCCAAGATGCCTCTTGGGAGAACGTCGTGGGCATAATTTATTTCAAGCTCTACAGCTTTTTTGATGTGTTCTACCGTCTCTTCTTCAAACTTTTTTGTCCACACCGTTGGGTATTGCTCTTTTATTGTGTTGACTAGATAGGTTCCAAATTGAATATGTAGGGTCTCGTCACGCAAAGTGTATCTGATTTGGTCTGATAATCCGGGGAGTTTGTTTTGTCTGCCGAGGGCTAGTATCATTGCAAAACCACTAAAGAAAAATGTTCCTTCAGCTAAAAGATAATAGGTAACTAAATTACGCATAAACTCCCTTTTACCCTCTGTTGTTTTTGTGGAAAAATCCTGACGGTTAACGTCTGTGGTTACGCTCATTAAGAAGTCGTCTTTAGCCTTGATGGAGGGTATATTGAGATAAGCCTCATAGACTTCAGAAATTTTTAAATTAAAGCTATCGCAACATGTAACTACTGTCCAATTATGAAGTGATTCTTCATAGGCTTGACGAAGAATATACTGTCTACATTCTGCGTCTGTTACCCACCTATTAACGGTAAGAAGTAGATTGTTTCCAACTAATGACTCGGTCCCAGCAAAGAATCCCAGCGTCCTTTTTATTAAAAGTTTTTCGTCTTCGGTTAATTCGTTATTTTTCCATTGTTCTATGTCTGTAGACATATTTATTTCTGCGGGGCTCCAGTTGTTGGCTGTCCCTTTAAGGAACATGTCCCAAGCCTCTGGGTGCTTATGCGGGAGTATTTGGTTTACTCCAGCAACATCTTCTCCAAATATCATGCCATCCTTACTCATTCTTCTCCGGGTAAAATTATTTTATTTTCTGGAGGTGGTGTGCCTCCATCTTTCTGGTGGGCTTGAATAGCTTTTAGGGTTTGGTCCGCCCAAACTACATTGTGCATGCAAAGCGCGTTTAAAGCTTCTTCGTTCTCCAAGGCTACCGTACCAGCAAGAATATATAGTATAGACGCCGCGTCCTCCATGCCTTTTTCCTTGTTCAGGGAGATAGCTAGATTTTCTATAAGTTTTAACGTCTTCTTTCGGGTCATTAAATTGTTCCTCCTATTGGCAGCTTTCGCATGAACCATCTATGTTGCAAGTCTCAGCAGTAGGCTCAAGACGATCAGTATTACTTGCGTCACTATGATTAGTGAGACTACTAGTCGTAGCTTTTTCAATTTCGCTTGCACTTTTATTTCTTAAATAGTATGTAGCTTTTAATCCCAGCTTGTAAGCGTGGAAGTAAAGGTCATTTAAATATTTTAACGAAGTTTTATTATTAAACAAGTTTAAACTTTGTCCCATGTCTATCCATTTTTGTCTAGCAGCACCACATTCAAGTAGTTTAAACTGATCGTGGTCGAAGGCTGTACAGTATCGTTCCTTTAGGTCTGCGGGGATGTCTCCGTTTAGGCGTGTTACGTCTCCGTCTACAGACTTTATGGCTTCAATAAGGCCTTGGTTCCATATGCCTCTTTCTTTACACTCTTTAATGAACCATTCATTCACTATGGTAAGATTCCCGCTCTTGTTTTCGTAAACAAAAAGAACTGAAAAATCTGGCTCAATACATGGAGAGCATCCCTGTATGTAGGAGATGGTAGCTGTAGGGGCTATTGCCATCGTGTTGCTATTGCGCATTCCGTGTGCTTTTATGTGAGAGCGAACTTCTTTCCAGTCTAGTTCGGGACAATATTTTTTCCCTCTGTGAAGGATGGGTTTATAATCTCCTATATATTCCATTAAGTTCTTGTATGTATCCGAAGGAAGTATACCCTGATTCCAGAGTGAGCCCTCGAATGTGGAGTATTTGCCTTTTTCTTTTGCGAGCTTGCTAGAGTTTAAGATGCAATGATATGAAATAAATTCATAAAGTTCATCAGAAAACTTAATGGCTTCATCCGAAGAAAAGCTAACTTTATAAGAATGGAATACGTCTGCCCACCCCATGCTTCCAGCACCAACAGGTCGATGCGCTAGGTTCGCTTTTTCGGCTTCCTTAGTGGGGTAAAAGTTCAGGTCAATGACATTGTCAAGCATACGCATCTGAACGGCGATGGTTTTTGCCAGTTTTTTGAAGTCCAATTTACCACTCTGTTTTAAATGTTCTTTTAAGTTGACTGAACTTAGGTTGCAAACGGCAGTCTCTCCTACTTCGGTCTTTATGCCTTTTTTGTATTTAGATGGCTTGGTGTGTAGGAAGATTTCGGTGCAAAGATTTGAGCTATGAACCACTCCTTCGTGAGAGTTTGAATACCTCATGTTGGCATTATCCTTAAAAGTCATCCAAGGATGACCCGTCTCGAAGAGAGACCTGAGCATTTTTTTCCAGAGATCCTTAGCTTTAACGGTTCTGTAGTTAGTTATCTGGCCTTCGTCGGCCTTTTTGCAGTACTTCTTGTACTTCTTGTCAAAATTTACCCCATAAATCTCATGTAAATCTGGAACATCCGAAGGGGAAAAAAGGTACCAGTCTTTATCTTTGTTAACATAATCTAAAAACAAATTAGGTAGCCAGTGAGCTGTATTCATGTCGTGACATCTGCGACGTTCATCTCCGGTGTTCTTTTTTAAATCAAGAAAGTCTTCTATATCTAGGTGCCAAGGCTCAAGATAAGCGCAGCCAGCGCCGGGACGTTTACCCCCTTGGTTAACTGCCACAAGGAGATCATTATAAATTTTAAGCCAAGGTACAAGCCCGCTAGAAGTCCCATTTGTTCCTTTGATGTGAGACCCAGAAGAACGAAAATTAGAGACATCAAAACCTAAGCCCCCTGCGTATTTAGATTTTCTCGCCTCTTGCCAAGCGCCTTCAAATATGCCATCGATGCTGTCATCGAAAGTGTTGAGATAGCAAGAGCTAAGCTGACTATGAGTAGTCCCACTATTAAAAAGAGTGGGTGTAGAAGGGCATAACAAAAATTTTGAAATGGTTTCATAAAATTCTATAGCTTTCTGTTCTTTGTTTTTCTCGTTGAGAGCAAGTCCCATTGCCACTCTCATCCAGAACGATTGAGGAGCTTCTAGTCTGCGGTCATTAACTCTAAGAAGGTAGCGATCATAAAGGGTCTGCAGTCCAAGATATTTAAATTGAAAATCTCTACAAAGTTTAAGGGATTCAGAAAGCTTTTTCAAATCAAAGTCTAAAAGTTTTTCAGACAGGATGTCTTCCTTTGCTAAAAGCTTTACGTTTTTAATAAACGATAGGCGATACTGATGTTCAAAGGCCTCCTTGTCTACACTGCTGCCGAACACTTCTTTATGTATATTGAAGAGTAGGAGTTTCGATGCAACATAATTGTAGTTAGGTTCTTTTTCGATTTTTTGGCGAGCAGAAAGAATTAAAGCTTTGTCAATTTCTTTCGTGGTGATTTTATCATAGAGCTGTACGTGGGCGTCAAGGACAACTTCACTAGCAGAAACGTTTTCTAAATTTTCACATGCTCTTTCGGCACATAGATTAATTTTATTGATGTCTAGCTCTTGGAGTCGCCCATTTCTTTTTTTTACGTAAATAGACTCGCTCATTTTGGGGAACCTTCTATAGACTATAGTAACCGTTTTTTTTAGAATTGAAAGACTAAAAGCGAACTAAATTTCTTTTCCATGAGGAGGAATGATTGAGCGATCTTCACAATGTTTAACCAAGTGAGCCTTGGTGTATCTTATATTATGAAACTCGTGAAACTCAGTTGGAAAATAGTCTAATATCCTATTCATTTGAAACCTTACGGGCGGACCTACCTTGGGGTCGCTAATAAATTGTGCCTGCTGTGCTCTTGTGTAGTACCAAAAACTATTACTGTTCCAGAAGCTTACGTGCGTCGGGTCTTGAAACGCTCCTCTTCCGTCCGTTGAGGGAACCTCGATTATGGCCCATCCTCCTTCAGCTAGACATCTGTGGATCTCTTTCATCGTCTGAAGCCCGTCCTTCATGTGTTCTATCGCGTCTTGACATCGGAACACCCCCACCGAGCCATCTTCAAGCGGCCAATTAGGGTTATCTAAATCAAAAACTATATCATTTTCGTTGAACTTTTGTATGTCTATACCTGTAAACCCTTCGTGTGGTCTACCGCTGCTGCAAAGATCTATCTTCTTAAGGTTATTTATGTCACTCCATTTCGTGGCCATATCAAGAATGTATTTGTCGTGCAATTCGTGAGTCTTCTCTTGGATTTTTTTATTTTTTTCACCATAAGCTGTATTCTCTTCGTGAAAATAATATCTGTATAAAGGTTCACGTATGTACTCGACTTTTCCAGATATATACGTTCTGCATACGAGATCATAATCGTCACATATATCCATCTCTGGGTCGTGCCCTCCTATGGAGTGGTAAAATTCTTTTCTCCAAGATCTAACGTGGTCAGGCGCATACCAGATATAAGAAAAGGATTGCGCGCTTGGTGCGAACGATGGGTGGTAAGGCTTGCCATCGTTCTCTTCTGCTGGCACTTTTTCCCACCCCCATTGTTGGGTAAAGGGTGTCTGGTATTCTTCTCGACCATCTGGGTGGAGCCTTATGGAGTAGTCGGAGGAATAAACAAAGTCTGCGTTAGTTTCTTCAAATTTTTTAGCGAGTTTCTCTAAGCAGTCTGGCTCTAGCGCGTCATCGTGATCAAGCTCTACTAAGAATTCCCCCGCCGCAAAATTGCAGCATTCTTTTTTTAGGTACCCTATGTTTTTGTTAAAGGTTTGAAAGAAATCTACCGTCTTGTAATCTATGCCTGCCGCCTCAACCTTTGAGATTAACGATTCCCTTTCCTTTAGTGCGTCTTGGTTTAGTAGAATTACCCATTCAAAGTCCTTAAGGGTTTGGCTCTTAAGGCTTTCTATGGTTCTGTCAATGTGCTTTAGGTCGTGAGATGGGGTAAATACAGAGAATTTCATAATGTTTTTGGGCCGTTGCCACTTTTGTTTGGGTGAGGTTTACCTGTCTTTTTTTCGTATGACGTAACAGTCTTTTGTTTTACTGGATCTAATCCTCGAGCCTTCTCTCTTTTCTTGCTTAGGCTCTCCGATAGTTCAGTCATCTCTCCGTGAGTCATGCCTTTTTTAGCTGTATGTCTTAGGAACTCCTTTTCTGAGAAGGGATCTACGTCTGAATCTATCGCCGCGTTTGGAACATCGAATACCCTTTTCCATTCTATTCCGCTTTCATCAATGTAAACATGGTCTTCTTTCATTTTTTGAATGATTTCTATCGTTTCTCCTGTGTCTGGGTGGATGTATTGGTAAGATGGCATTATATTTTTCCAAGTTCTTCTACTATTTTATCAGTCATTCCTTTATAGGTAAAGTCTTTTTGTAGCTGAGTTCCCTGTTCGTTGAGGGGCTTTTCCTTGTATTTATTTATTGCTCGTTCGCATCCGTCTATAAAAGCCTCTTCGTCCCAGTCAAAAAAATTACCTTGATTGAACCATGCGCCTTTTTTAAAAAAGACATCATCCGTTGAATCAATTTTTCCGTTAGGTTCGACTAGGGTACTGTTGGTTTCATTCGCCCATTCTTTGTATCCGTGAGCATTTAAAATTACAGAATGTTTACCTAGCGCTACCGACTGAAACTCTGGCAGACCCCATCCTTCTCCTCCTGACATACCTATAACGATGTTCCCAGCGTTTAAGAAGTCATTGTAGGTTTCATTTTCGTTCATCCATCTTAGGAATTGTATATTGTAGTAGCTTTCTCCCTCTAAGCAGGAATCAAAATTACTTTTATTTTCTTCTGGTTTTAGGAAGCCATTCCAAACGGCACACTGTAGGTAATAGTTCTTATTGTTTCCGTATTTTTTCAACCATGCTTTGATGATTTTTTCATGATGCTTTCTCTTCTCAAACTTTCCGCATAAATTAAAAGTGATTCTATCATCATTGAAATATTTTTTATTATTTATTCGGAAGTTATAGGAGTCAAAGCCTAGGGGTATAACTCCCACCTCTGCACCGTGCGCTCTGAATATGTCTGCCGTATAACTATTAGTTACAAAAGTCTTATTGTTTTTGAGCACGTGAAGCTCTTGAGGCGTAGGGGAATCTGTTTCGTAAAAGGTTAAAAGCATTTGCCTTTCGCTAAAAGATTGAAGCGAGTCAGAAAGATGCCAAAGCCTGAAGCATGGGTTTTTCCTTTCGTGAAAAAGAGATCGCTTTACACAATCACTTACCCAGCTTTCAAACTCTTCCGACGGGCCTTGGGAAGCAAAGGAAACGGAACCAGCCATGGGAAACAAAGCTGGCTCCGATCCTTGAGCGTGTAGCTCTCTAAGGAGAGCAGTACCAATTTGGCCGAAGGATGTTTCCGTTACCGGAACATTTACGGCAAAATCCATGTCCTAAAGGACATCTTCAGTTTCTACTTCTGAAGTAACGGTTTCCTCTTGCTTGTTTGCTCGAGGCTTCTGGTCTTCGACCGTATAAATGCGGAAGTCTGGGTGACTGTCCTTGTTTTTGTGTCGATTAGAAAAGACAACGACCTTTAGGAGTTTTTCCTCTCCATAGTCGTCAACTTTTACGTGCCCTGAGAAGAATTTTTGGGTGGGGCTTTCCTTTTTCCAAAGGGCACCAACTTCTCTTTTTTGCCAATCTGTTTTATTATCATTATTATCAGTACTCATGATTGTTTAATCATAACACACCTTTTTAGTATGTCAAATCATATCTTGTAGTTCTTCTGATTTAATTTTTTTAAACAACATCTCCCTACCTCTGTGGTGAAGGTTGATAGCTGTTTGTGTGCTGGTTTTTATCTTTTTAGCTATGAAACTCCACGTAGGCTTTGTTTTTTCTTTATAATTTTCAAAATATCTTAGTTCAAAGACCTTGGCTATGCGTTTATCCTTAAGGTTATTTAAAATATTAAAAATATATTCTTTGTCGTATTTATTTTTAGATTCTTGATCGTAAATTTGCTTAGCTTGGCTGTCCATTACGACCTCCAATAGGTCTTCTTCGGAGGATATTTGATGCTTACCGCTCGAATTAATTAGTCCAAGACAGTGGTATTTCGTGCAGTTTCCTAGCCATGTCGAAAATTTTGTTTTTCTATTTGGCTTATAGGAGGATATTGCTTTGAATATTACAAAGTCTTTATCGTTAAGAAGGTCTTGCTTTTTAATTCCCTTTGAATAAGCTACGGGAATGTAGCGTTGACATATCTTGTAGAAAAGTTTCTCGTGTCTGTCTCTGAGCATTTCGTAGCTTTCATTACATCCATCTTTTTTAACCCTTCTTACTAAAGTATTATCTGCTGGCGTTATCTTTTTCATGGTCTAAGAGCCACTTCAGAAAGTTATCAATGTAACTTTCAAGCTCTTCTATTCGACCATCCTTAATAAACTCCCATTCGATTTGAAAGTCACTTTTTTTCTTTATTTTAGGATCATTTCTGGCTTCTTCAGAGTTAGCTGGATCCTTGAATTTCTTAACAAACGGACCCAAATCAGGCTTGTGTAGGTTTTCAGAACAAAGTTCATATTGAGAAACGTGAATCAAAACCCCACCAAGCTCTCTTTGAATCCAGTCTGCTTCGTCATTCTCGTAATCATCATACCTTATGTCAGTAATAATTTTAAACTTAGAATTGTCTCCCTTAACTACTTTATCATGGAGTTGCTCAATCCAGTGCCTGCCTTTCGACATCTTGCGCTTGGTTGTTCCGTGTGCAACGAGGAGTGGTCTAATGATTTCCTTTTGATCTCTGTTACAATTAACTGAATCAATATGGTAGTGCATTCTGCACCACTGATTAACTTCTCTTTTCAGTTCGTCAGCCAAAGAGTATTTCTCACAGGGGATTCTTTCAGAGAGAAGATCAAAGAAAGTATCTTTTCCTGCTCCTGCAACACCGGATATACCTATTATCTTGTTCATATATTATATAAAAATTATTTAAATTTTAAATCTAACAATCTTCGAGTATGACTGCTTATCCTTTAAATTTTTCCTCTGAGCTGAGAAAGCCTGAAGGGCTTTCGAGATAAGAACATAGCTGTCCACTTGGAAATAAATCTTACTCTTAACAAAGCCGCTTTAGTCCGTCGCGTTAACCTCTTTTAGTCTCGCTCGCTGACTTGTTAAGCTATATTGTTTTTTGTTTCTGCGGCGGGACTTTTCTTTTGACTGCTTATCCTTTTTCCTCTTGAGAGGATGAAGTTTCTAGCTTAAGTATTGCTACTTACATTGGCCTCAACTGTCGCTTTTTCCCGAAATAACAGTAAACTTATTAGGTTTAATTGGCCAAGGTCTTTTTACGGGCCTGTGGTCTCTTATGAGTTGAAGTGAGGGTAACCCTCACAAGCTATTCACCGCTAACAAAGAACTGGTGCTAGTATAAAACAACTTTTACGAAAATCAAGTTTTTTTTACCCCCACTGAAACTTCATGGGCTGGTGAGATCTCAGGTATATTTTGAAGGTAACGAAAGAATATGGCGGGATGTGCTGGCCTTGCGCTTCATCGCCATAAGCCAACTCTGGAGGACAGGGGACAATGCGGGTTTCTCCCAGTCTCATTTCGAGCAAGGCTAATTCTAATCCTAGGGGCCAGTCTTGCCCGTTGCTTTGCTCGTGACCCGAAAGGAATTTACATGTTTTCGTTTGCGGGACCATAAAGGAGCATTGTTTCATTTGAGAAATATAATTTTCTTCCGAGCCTCCGGGAGAAGGATGGAGTATTGGCAGCCACTGTGTCCAATCACAATTAATCCGTTGGTGGAGCTTGTTCGTGCTACTCGTTACTTCGCTCATCTTTGGACCTTTTCCCTCCGTAATGATTTTAGATTTTATTTTAATAATTTTTTGCGCGTCTTCTATTTTTAAGTTCGCAAGAAGTCGGCCTGTTTTTGGGTCTTTTTTTACATTTTTATACTCTTCCCATTCTTCACTTATTGCGTCCGTGCCAGTCGCTTCTGCTTCTTTTTTTCTTTTTTGAAATTCCTCCCAATCATCTAGTTGAATTTCTTTAGCCATGTATTGGCAGCCCATTGCTTCGCATTCACGGCTGCCTACCTTCATCGGACCATCGCATTCGGGGCACTTATAGTACCTTACGCCATTGATGCTGTAGCTTTTGCCGCTCATTTTTTCTTCTTTGGTTTACTCTCGTCGGCGTCATTAGGCGGATCTTTTTCGGGCGGCGGTTCCTTAACATCTTCCGAAAGACTAGAGAGGTGTTTTGCTGTCATGGCGTCAAGTGGTTCTAGGTCTTTGCCAGATATAATATTTTCTTTCTCCATTACTCTTTGTTTGTACCACTGTATAACATGAACAAGGTTTCTTACGTCTTTTTCTTGCACGTTAGAAACAGAGCACACATCAGTTTGGTCTTCCAATAGATCGCAAAATTCGTTTATTTCAGCTGCGATAAACTTCGCCGTCCACGGCCCGACTTCAACGCTTTGTTGAAAAGAGTCCATGGGTTTTTCAAGAATGTAATACTTTTTATCTGCATAATCTTTAGAGCAAAGCAAATTTATTTCTTCTAGCTTTTCTAGGGCTATCCTGAAGGCTATAGTCGTAGCTTCCTCATCCTCCATAATAGGAGCAACCTTCCTTAAGTCTCTACCTATTTCAAAATTGTCGGCTTTTTCAAACCAAGTAAATAGCTCATTTGATGCGTCTTGAACTGTCATATAAATATAATAAACAAACCCCTATTCAAATCTAAAAAAAGTATCTTGACTTTATAAAAAAATAGCTTAATCTTTCTATAAGATGGATACAAAAGTTAAAGTTTCTAGAAGAGGACGTCCACCAGTAGACATTACTTGGCCTGACGTGGTTTTTACCGCTCAAGACGTGGTTGACACTGTTTCAGAGAAGATTTCTCGCGTCACTATTCACAGTAAATTAAATAAGGCTGTAGATGTCGGCGACCTAACGGTGGTTGGAGCATCTAAAACCAAGAACGGTAGACCTCGGGTAAAATACATGAAAACAGAGGTCGCACCGGTTTGTGGGGCCGATGAACAATAGGATATCTTGGGAAAGTTACGCGCTTAGCATAGCCGAAGCAGCATCCCAAAGAAGCGAAGACCCCTATCAAAAAGTAGGGGCTTGCGCTTTAAACGCCCAAAACATGGTTGTAGGGGTGGGCTACAATGGTCTAGCTTCTGGAGTTACAATGCCATATAAAAACTTCTGGGATAACAGGGATTATCGTAGAAAATTTATGATTCATGCGGAAGCGAACTGTCTTTCTCTGTGTAAAAAGGGGGAGGTCAAGCTTTTAGCGGTCACGCTTTTGCCCTGCTCTTATTGCGCCACCATGGTTTCTGCCTACGGTATACAAGAGGTTTACTATAAGGACACCTACGAAAGAGACGAACAGGCTAAGGAGATTTTTAACTGGTATAATATAAAATTAGTTAGACTATAGTAGTATCTGGAGGTAACATATCACTAACATGGAAACGATAGTTTATCCATTTTTAGTTTCAGTTGTACTATTTTACATATATGAAACTGATTTTTTTGTAGAGTACGTTAAGCTATTTAGGCTTGGCAAACTTTTTAAAATAAAAGAATACGAGGAGCACTTGGCGCTTGGGACAGACAATAACTATTGGGAGTGGCTGGTTTTTGAGAAGCAGACCTTTTTAAGAAAGTTACTTTCTTGTCCCTACTGCCTTGGGTTTTGGCTTAGTGTTTCTCTTTACTTTACCTATGAAGATATAGGTTTGTTTATAATGAATTTATGGTTATCTTTATTTTTGTTTTTGATTTTAAAGATTGCAACTAGGAAAGCTTATGACTGACAACAACACAGAGCCTACTCATCCGCCCGTTTCTGCCCCCCCAACGACGGAAGAAGAATGGCGACTAGCGAACCCAGACTCAACGTCTGAAGCCTGTATGATGGAGTGTGAAACTTGGATACCACCAAGCTATACCTATTATACTTTTACAGCGATGAGGGAGTTTGTTGCTTTTTGCGGAGCAGGAAGTCCCGCGCCATCTGATGCACCCCAAAACCCTGAGTTTTGTGATCTTTCGGAAGAGCAAGCAGCGACAACAGACAGCCAAGAAGTGGATAAAATAAGAGCTTCGTGCCACCACCTTATGAAGGCTGCAGCAAACAGTATTGGCGGGTGTGGGTGCAACAGGAGCAAAAGACTGGAGCAGGCGGTAAAGGTATACACTGACACCATTGATCTAATTTCTAAGTGTCCTGCGGTATGTGATAACGTAAAAAAACTTTTAAATTCCGTAGAAAGGGTTCACTTTTGGAAAGACGGAGACAAATATTCAAATCAGGGGCGCGTTTTTAGCATGAGTAACTCACCAGCCTTTGATTGGCGTAAGACTCCACCGCCATCACCCTTTTTAATAATTTGAAATGCGTTTTTGCGTAAGTTACAGTCATACTCATAAGGTTTTCTTGGAGGACTTTTTCTTAAAGTCTTTTCCATTCGAGAAGGGCGTTTCCCTCCTAATAGAGCAAGTCTCACAAAAGTGCGCTTCAGGTAATCTTTTTTCAGACGGATGGAGAGATCAGATGCTTGAGAAGCAAATATTTATAAATAAATGTTTAAATACTTTTAAAAAGGGAGAGATAGCAGTTTTTACTGATGTAGATATTAGGTTTTATGGAAAAATCAAAGCTGACCTAACTTCCTGCTTGGAAGGAAAGGACATTTGCTTTATGAAGGATCATAATACGGATGAGCACGGTAGGTGCGGTGGCTTTTTTGTTGTAAGAGTGTCCAGCAAAATTAGATCCTTTTTTGAAGAAGTCGCAAACAGGCTGTCATCCAACAAGGATTCAAAAGTTTCCTTCGAAACGTCAGAACAGTGCGCTATTAACAATATATTAAATGATCACTGTTACCGCAGGGGGAAACAAAGTGGCTCGGATACAGGGATAGAGTGGGGCTATTTGCCAGCGCGATATTACACACATGGCTTGTACGTAGAAGGAATAGAGAACTTCTCAATGGAAGACCAGAGTGGCCTGTGGTGGGAAAATAAAAACTGGAGCGAGAAGAGTTGTGTTTTTGTTCCCGATGATATCTTGGTTCATCATGCGAATTGGTGTCATGGGGTTGACAATAAACTCCATCTCCTAAACTGGATTAAAGAAATAGTGGATCAGAAATGACATATGGCAGAGAAGAAACAACTATTTTGTTTTAAGTTTAGGAACACCAACGGGGTGAGATACGAGGTGCGCTTTAGAAAACCAAACGCTGCTCACTTTGGCAAGGCGGACGGCTATTGTGATGATCCAGAGGAAGATTACCCACGGATTTACATTAACCCACACTTAACCCCAAAATCAGAACTCAATACCATAGTTCACGAATTAGCACACGCTTTCTTCTGGGATAAACCAGAAAAAGAAATTTACAAATACGCCAACACAGTTGCGGCGTTTCTATACAGGCAGGGCTGGAGAAAAAACGAAGAGCTAACCAATAACGAACCGCCTCCTCCAAGAAAGAGGGCAAAAAAGAAGTCTAAAAAATCCTCAAAAAAGAAGTAATTAAACCCCTACAACAAAAAGTAAAATCCTAATGTATCCTCCACGGTTATGTTGTCTTGTATAAAAGACCTGTTTTTATCATCTACTTTCTTATTTAATATTACACCGTATAAGCGTATTCGCAAATTAAATATGCAAAAGAACCAATCAGTTTGCTACACTTATTTAATTGTAATTGACTAATAAAAAAAACATTCTATACTTTAGGCAGCGTAACGCGGGTGTCGTATAATGGTATTACTCCAGCCTTCCAAGCTGATAACGCGAGTTCGATTCTCGCCACCCGCTCCACAAAACAAAAAAAACCGATTTTAAAGCGAGGGGGAAAATTGACCCATAGGTGGACGATATATAAAAAATTCTTGACTTATTTAAAAAAAGACGTATCATAAGAGCATGACAGACAAAGACAAATGGGAAGAAAGGCTTCTTTCGCCAAAAGACAATTACGAAAGATGGATCGACAAGCACAACCATAAGCTTGAGCTTGTTAGGACCATAGGAAGCATAATTGCCGCAATTACCGGACTCCTAGTGTTTTTAAAGGTTTTTGACTTTATTTAAGCTCTTGTAGCTCAATTGGATAGAGCATCTGTCTTCTAAACAGAGGGTTCTGGGTTCGAGTCCCAGCAAGAGTGCCATTAAAATAACATTTGACAATTCAAAAATCTAATATACAATGGAGATTCACTATGAGTAATACAAACAAAAACCAGTGCGAAACAGACCAAAACCAGTGCGAAACAGACCAAAGCAAATACACCCAAGTTAAAACGGTATATGCCCGCGCAGCAGTTCTTCTTCTGGCGGTAAACTTCTGTCTAACAGGATACGTTTTGACAGGCATGATGAAAATCCAAAACGAGCAAGCAGATAGCTCTCAGCCCCCGCAGCCCCTTTCTAAGACTGCAGGAACCAGCCCGCCTACCTCAACGGAAATTCCTCAAACACTTAAGAAAGAAGATAATTAATTCACCGCTTAATTATCGGTGATCTCCAAAAACACGCCCCACTTAGACTTTTGTCTTGGTGGGGTTTTTCTTTTGCTCGTGCGCCGTATTTGTGTTAATATATAAACATGGAAGCTGTTCCGCTATTTGATTGGCTAGAGATTGAAACGCAAGGAGACTGCAATAGGCGCTGCAACACCTGCTTAAGACAAAGCTACCCTGATAAAGAGAACCCTTCTCACCAAGGAAGGTTTCCAACTCGATGGAAAGTGGGGCAGGGCAAAAAAATGGAAATGCTCACCTTTAAAAGCGTCGTTGATCAAGCCGTGGACATGGGGTTTACAGGAACCGTTAACTTGCAGCACTACAACGAACCCCTTTTGGACGAAAGGCTTGCAGAGTTAGCTGCGTATGTTAAAACGAAGACGGAAGTCAAGGAGGTAAGAGCCTTCACAAATGGAGACCTGTTCGATGAAGCGAGAGCTAAAGAACTCGATGGCCTGTTTGATGTTTTTCATATAGCTCTTTACATGCCTAGAGAGAAACAAAAGATAAGAGAAGAGTGGTTAAGGGGCTTATTTAAAAAAACTCACTTAGAATTTACAGGAGGACAGCATAGGGCGTCACACTTCAGCCCCCCAGAAGCGTGGGAGGGCGTATATAACATTGCTGCTCCAGCAAATAACCTAGAAGAACTAATTAAAACACAAAGGGAAAAACCTTGCCTTCACAACAACCATATGCTTATCATAGCTTACGATGGCACTATTCTTCATTGTTGCGAGGACTATGTTGGTCACTTTGGACTCGGTAATGTTAATTCTATGTCGCTGAGAGACATTTGGGAAGGTCCAAGGCACACGCAACTAGTCAAAGACCTTTCTTGCGCTGGTGGCAGAAAAAAACATGCGTACTGTAGTATTTGCCCCAGAGAAACATAATTTTGCGAGCGTAGCTCAGCGGTAGAGCACCGCGTTTACACCGCGTAGGTCGTAGGTTCGATCCCTTCCGCTCGCACCATAAAAAAAGTTGCAGCAGAGGTTCACATGAACATGCTGCAACTTCGGGCCTCCACCTTTGTCCACCCCTTGAAAATTACATTTCTTCTATTCTTTTTGCTTTATCGTCAATTACTAAGTCGTATGGAGGCTTTACGTATTTTCCCTTTGTACCAGTAGATAAGTCATTGAATCTGCAACCCCATGATTCTAGCTGTTTCCAAGTAAAGTCATAATAACATGAGCCCTCTCTCTTGGATTTCTCAGATCCACCCCTAGCTGTCCAGTAAACTACGTGCCAACCCTCGTCATATAGCTTGTTTATTTTTTTAATATTTTCTTGGCTTGGTTCTGCTAAATTGTATTGCCTCTTTCCGGAATAGAAACAAATAGTTTCGTCAATATCAACAAGAACCACCTTCTGTTCGCCCTCTGGGGCAAGTCTATCCGAGATGTGGAATTCTTGTTCTTCGGCGTACTCTTCGTACTCGCTTCGTTCACTTTCGTACGTCATTTTTATTCTCCTTTTTAACTTTGTTCATCATATTTAGACAGTTATTGAGTAATGTGTAACACAAAACCGTCACAACCCCGAGTAATGCTACTATAAAAAACTCCATGTTTTTATGTTACTTTGTTAGTGGAAATAAGTACAAAAAATATTTCCCTAGATGAAGGTGTAATCATTGCTATGAAAATTTACGAAGTAAAACAACAGACGAGTAACCTACAGTGGCACACCCTTGCTTTTCTTAAAAAAAGGGAAGACGCAGAAAAATATCGATTATTATACAACACGAAAGTTGTTGTGCATCCCACCAAAATAGTGGAACATAAGCTGACTGAGTTTAAAGACTTTGAAGACGAGTTTAAATTATGAAAAACAAGCACCAAGAGAAATACTTCAAATCCCCTAAAGGAAAAAACTCTTTAAAAAAGGCGAGGAAATCATATGATATTAGAGACCCCGAAAGGAGAAGGAGACAAAAACGGGAATACATGAGAAGGAAAAGGTCAGAAAACCCAGATATATGGAGGTAACACCATGGCTAGCATTGGAATAGTAGGAAACGGATTCGTGGGGGGAGCAACGGCATTAATAGGGGAAACGATTCCCCTAACAGAGGAGGACATAAAGATGTTCATCTACGATAGAGACGACGAAAAATGTAGTCATAGAGACATTTCCCTAGAATCCCTAACCGAAGGTTGCAATTTTATATTCGTGTGCGTTCCCACGCCGATGAACTTAGACGGAAGCTGCGAAACTATAGAGGTCGAAAAGGTTGTAATAGAGCTTAAAGACTTAGGGTACGACCCAGAAAGAATAATAATCAGGTCAACAGTTCCAGTAGGAACATGCAAGAGACTCGGAACAATGTTTATGCCTGAGTTTTTAACAGAGAAGCGGTGGGAAAAAGATTTTACCGATCAGCAACATTGGATCCTAGGAACAAACGAAAGAAATGATTCAATAAGAGACGAGTTATATTCTATATTTAAGAGAGCTTACGATAACAAAGTTTTTTCACGTAATCCTATAATTCATTTTTTAACTACGGAAGAAGCTGAGCTAGTTAAATATGTTCGCAATTCTTTTTTAGCCGTAAAGGTTTCTTTCTTTAATGAGATATATGATTTTTGTGGCGCGTCTGAGATAGACTTTGATAAAGTAAAAGATATGTCGATTCTAGACGAAAGAGTAGGAGAATCACATACTCAAGTTCCCGGTCCAGATGGAAAACGTGGCTTTGGTGGAACCTGCTTCCCTAAAGACATAGCCTCCTTTAAACACCAATTACTTGACAAGGGAATCATCAAGAAAGACTCAAGCGTTATATCAGCAAGCATAAGCAGGAATAACGACGTAGATAGACCAGAGCAGGACTGGAAGAGCGACAAGGGAAGGGCTATTGTGTGAACGATCAAGACGGGCGACACAGCCTATCTGGACCATATCAAAGATGGAGGGATGTGCGAGAATGTCAAATTGCTTTCCTAAAGAGCGCAGGATTAGAGCCTACTCATAAATTCTTAGATATTGGATGCGGAACCTTAAGAGGAGGAATACCTATCGTCCGTTATCTTAATTCTAAAAATTACTACGGTATTGATGTTCGAAAAAACGTAATAGAATGCGCTCAAGAAGAGCTTAAATATACTAAC